GGAAAAACTATGCCTGATTACTTTCTTTCGTTTGTTGAAAGATTAAGAAAAGAAATAAAGACTAGACAAGAGCAGCTAACTCAAGTTATAACAGGAGATGTAAAGGAAATCACAACATATAAGTATGTGTTGGGACAACTTCACGCTTGGAATAAAATAGATCAGGAACTCACGAACCTGCTAAAGAAACAGGAGCTAGACGATGACCAAAACTAATGTAATACCTACAAAAGTTTTTGCCTTAGAAGAAAAAAATAAAGAGAAAAAAGAAAAACAACCAGAACATTCTAAATTACCTAAACCTTCAGGGTGGAGATTATTGGTAATGCCATTTAAACTTAAAGAAAAAAGTAAAGGTGGAATTATTTTAACAGATAAAACTGTTGAAGAAAGCCAATGGTCAACCAATGTAGGATTGGTAATGAAAATGGGTGACTTATGCTACAAGGATGATGTAAAATTTCCTACAGGTCCTTGGTGTAAAGAGAAAGATTGGATACTCTTCGGTAGATATGCCGGAGCAAGAATTAAAATCGACGGTGGAGAACTCAGATTACTTAATGACGATGAAGTTATGGCAGTTGTTAAAGATCCTGAATACGTTTTATCGCCGCTAACAAACTAACATGAGGAGATAGTCATGCCAGAAGCACAACCAGCATTAAGCGAAGAAAAAACAATACCTATTGAAGATACAGGTAATCCTGTTGACATAGAAATAAATGAAACCTCTACAGAGGAAACAACTCAACCAATTGAGGCAAAAGAAGAGCCCCAAGGTGAGTCTGAACATGAAGAATATTCTTCAGGTGTTAAAAAAAGAATAAATGATTTAACAAAAAAATGGCGTGAAGAAGAACGCCAAAAAGAGGCAGCTTTAAAATTTGCAGAAAGTGTTAAAAAGAAAAATGACACATTACAAAAACAATTTACAAGTTTAGATGATACTTACATTGAAGAAGTTGCTCAACGAGTAGATGCTACTGAATTAGCATTAAAAAGAGCTTTAACTGAAGCACATCAAAAACAAGATTTTGAAGCTGTTGCAGAAGCTCAAGCTAAATTAGCTGAAAATGCTGTTCACAAACAAAGAGTAGTTTCTGCTAAAAATAAAAAACAAGCACAACCTGTAGAGCAGAATGTGACTCAAGAAGCTCCTCCGCAAGTTCAACAACAAATTCAACAAACTCCACAACCAAGTGAAAAAGCTTTGCAATGGGCTCAACGTAATCCTTGGTTTGGTCAAGGAGAAGGAAAAGATCAAGCAATGACTTATGCTACTTGGGGAATTCACACAACTTTAGTCAATGAAGGAATGAATCCTGAGTCAGATGAATATTATAATGAAATTGACACTAGACTAAAAGGGTATTTTCCTGATAAGATAGCACAACCGAATTCCACATCGAGTACAACTAACAATAGAGTCGCTCAGACTGTTGCTGGTACTACAAATGCTCGATCTGGAGGTAAAACTGGGCGCCGCACTGTGAAGCTCACACCATCACAGGTTACAATAGCAAAAAAACTTGGTGTGCCATTAGATGAATACGCAAAATTCGTGAAGGAGTAAAATATGGAAAACGTAAAACTAAAAAAAACTACTCGACACGCTGAAACTAGGGACTTACAAGCTCGTAAAACGGTCTGGTCCCCACCGAGACAACTAGATGCGCCTGTACCACCAGAAGGGTTCAAATATCGTTGGCTCAGAGCAGAACTTCAAGGTCAACCTGATGATAAAAATATTACATCAAGGTTGAGAGAAGGTTATGAACTGGTCCGAGAAGATGAACTTTCAGCAGAAGATAAAATGAAATATCCTGCTATGTCGGAAGGTAAGTACAAAGGCACTATAGGAGTTGGAGGTTTGCTATTAGCTAAAATTCCTCTTGAACTGGCTAAATCTAGAAATGAATTTTTCCAGCAAAAGTCAAAAGAGGTGCAAGAAGCTATAGACAATGAGGTTTTAAAAGACGAGCATCCGAGCATGCCTATGTCAAGTAATAGGAGCTCAAAAGTAACATTTGGAGGCAATCAGTAATTCTGAATTGGTCGGGATTGTGATGCTTCTAGAAAAGGAGTAAATTATGGCAAATGTAGATGCGCCTAGAGGATTAGTTCCTGTTAAAATGCTTGGTAACAAGTATGAAACAGCTGGTTTCTCTACTTATAAAGTTGCTTCTGGTTACGCATCAAACATCTTTAATGGTACAGCGGTTCAACTAACAGCTGATGGAACTATTGAGTTAGCAGTAGACACTAAAGCAAGTTCTGCAAAAATTGTAGGAGTTTGCGGAGGTGTAAATTACACTGATTCAACAGGGAAACCAATTTGGAAGAACTATTGGCCAGCTTCAACTGTGACGCAAGGATCAGTAGCAGCGGAAATTAAAGTTTATGATGATCCAGATCAATTATTCATCGTTCAAGCGGACGGTGCTGCCGATCAAACATCGGTAGGAGCCAATGCACCTATGGTAGGTAACGCAAATGGTAACACAACTAACGGTATTAGTTCTATGGAATTAGACTTTTCTGAACTAACAGCTGCTGATGAGCAGTTAAGAGTTGTAGGAATAGTTCAAGATCCTAACAATACTGCTGGTGAAACAAACGTAGACTTGGTTGTTAGAATTAACGATCATGCTTACACTAACTTAGCGGGGATATAATATATGGCTATTTCTAGATCCCAGTTAGCCAAAGAATTAGAGCCGGGTTTAAATGCTCTCTTTGGCTTAGAATACAAACGCTATGAGAACGAAGCAGCAGAAATCTTCGACCAAGAAAGTTCAGACAGAGCTTTTGAAGAAGAAGTAATGTTAGGTGGGTTCGCTGGTGCTCCTGTGAAAAATGAAGGTGCAGCAATCAATTATGATACTGCGCAAGAATCTTTCACTGCGAGATACACTAACGAAACTATTGCTCTTGCTTTTGCTATCACTGAAGAAGCTGTAGAGGATAACCTTTACGACAGAGTCAGTGCTAGATATACAAAAGCTCTAGCTCGTTCGATGGCTAATACTAAACAAGTTAAGGGTGCTAATATTCTTAACAATGCATTTTCCACAAATGCTGCTGATTTTGGCGGAGACGGAGTTGCTTTAGCTTCTACTGCTCACCCAACTTTAACAGGTGGAAACTTCTCTAATAGAAGTGCTACTGATGCTGACTTGAACGAGACTTCTCTTGAACAAGCAGTTATTGATGTCGCTGCTTTTATTGATGAGAGAGGTTTAAAAATTGCATTAAAACCAATGAAAATGATTATTCCTTCAGCTCTACAATTTGTAGCTGATAGATTAATGAATTCAAGTGGTAGAGTAGGTACAGCTGATAATGATATCAACGTATTCAATCAATCAGGATACATTCCTCAAGGATACACTGTAAATCATTATTTAACTGATACTGATGCATTCTTTATCAAAACCGATTGTCCAAACGGCTTTAAGCACTTTGTGAGAACACCAATCACAACTGCTATGGAAGGTGATTTTGACACTGGAAATATGAGATACAAAGCTCGTGAAAGATATAGCTTTGGTTTCTCTGATCCTAGATGTGTTTACGCATCTCAAGGTTCGTAAAATTAACTAAATCTTTCTTAGGTGAAGAAGGCGCTTGTAAGAGCGCCTTTTTTATTTTATAATCTCCTTCCTAGTATTAATTTAGTTGTGTAGACTGGCTAGGCAGACAGTATAGAGACTACATGACGAAGGGCTATACACCAAGGAGGTTAACATGGCACAAACAACTTTTCAGGGACCAGTAAAATCAATTAATGGTTTCATAGGAGCAGGTGTTGGAAACGTAGTAAGCTTAACTGCTGATACTACTCTAACAGTTGCAGACCACGCAGGTCGAATTTTAACTTGTAATGATGCGGACGGCAAATTTACTTTACCAACTATTATAGCTACGGCTGATGCTAATGGCACAGGTCCAGGCAACGATCCAAATAACACTAACAACATAGGTGCTACTTTTACGTTTATCGTAGAAACTGCAGCTACTGATATGGATGTATTAACGGATGGCACAGATAAATTTGTTGGTGGTGCTTACATCGGTATTGATGATTCAGCATCAGGTAAAACTTTTATCTCTGGTGCAACTAACGATGTTATTACACTAAACGGAACAACACAAGGTGGGCTTGCAGGTAGCATAATTAAATGCACAGCAATGGCTGACAACAAGTATCATGTGGAAGCACAGTTATTAGGTTCAGGAACTTTAGTAACTCCTTTCGCTGACGCTTAATTTTAAATAAACCTGGGTGAGGTGTAATGACCTCACCCCTTACAAGGAGTAAACTATGGCTTATACAGCAAATACAAGAACTATTTTTGATGGCGGTAGAAAATTAATATTTTCTTATCACTCATCAAGTGATGGAACTAATGGAGGCACAACAACTATTGATGCTTCTACTTTTACAGCAAACAAAAATGGAGATGCCTGTACGTATTTAGATATTAATAAAATATGGTACAATGCGTCTTTTACAGCTCTCGCTGATTCAGTAGAGATAAATTTTGATGCTACTACAGATGACATTGCAACTTACCTTTCTAACGGTCAATTAAATTTTGATTACAGTGGGTTTGGTGGAATTACAAATCCAAAATCTACAGGAGTTACAGGAGATGTAAACATTGTTTTTCCAGTAGCTACTGCAGGAGACAAAGTAACAATAATTTTTGAGTTTTTAAAAAGGTATGAAGCTCTCTAAGATATTAGTACTTTTAGTTCTTTTTGTACTGATATTTAAAACAGCACACGGTGCAGAAACGAACACGGTCAGTTCGACGGTGGTGACAAATTCGACACCGCCAACCGCATCTGCACCAAGTGTTGTTGTTAATAATTCTGATGTTTGTAAAGTAGCAACGTCAGGGGCAATACAAACAAATATACTTGGTTTGGCTACAGGTGTTGTCGTGGACGACGAGTTGTGTCAACTTTTGAAGCTTTCCCGCCAATTATATGCATCAGGCCTTAAAGTTGCCTCAATTTCATTACTTGCAACTGACCCAAGAGTTTTTGATAGTTTAGTAATGGCAGGAACTCCACCACCATACATGGGTGCGATTGGTTCTGAAGCTTTGGAAAAATGGAAATCAAATCCAGACATGATACCAGAAGGTAGTATGGTATTTAAAGATGATGTTTTAAAGATTAATGTAAATGAGGATGTAAGCGATGGCGAATTCAAAAAGTTTTTATTTTTGGCTATGGCTATGTATATCGGTCTCCCTATCCTTTTCTAGTAAAGCTGTAGATTGTTCAACAGATACAGTTGGACTATGTACGCCGACTATTGAAGAGATAATAGATGAAACAATTACAGAAACTATTGAGTATGAAGCAGATGGATATACTGTAACAACAACGACAGAAACAACGACAACAACCAATACAGTCACTAACGAAGATTCAGGAGATATTCTTGATAGTGATAATGGATATGTAGCAACTTCGAAGGACGGTTCGATGGATTTTGATTGGGGTGGCCAAGGGCCCGCTAGCATGTCAACAGGATCTACATGTGGACAATTAGGAGAAGATAAGTGTGCACAAATTACAGGATCGGGTGATAGCACAAGCGCTATGGGTGTAGAAGGTATGGGAACAACTTTTATACAAACAGTTGATATATCTTCTCTTGATATAGAAAATGGAGGAAGAACTAATTACACAATCAAAGTAGATAAGCAAGATGCACAAGATCGTATCTACATGCATATTACAGGTAGAAATGGAAACACCAATGTATTTAATGGTACAGATATATTATCAGAATCTGGTATAGCTAGTGGGTATCAAGAATATGAAAATGGTTTTGATTTTGCAGGTACGATAACAACGTTGGTAATCGAAATTGGTGGGCGTGATATCAATATGGCAATCGGCCCGCTCTTTGATGATATTACCATAAACGTACTTTACAATGTAATATCTACAATCGTGCAAGAATCTATTACAAGTGTAGAAATGTGGGTTGCTTACGGAGGTAGCACAGAAACAGAAAT